GAAAGACACGCGAAGACCTTAAGGACACGATTGAAACCGCACAGCAAATGTATGGCAGCGCGGCTGTCTGGAATGACCAGAAGAAGTTCTTCCGCTTCCAAGGCGGAGCGATGCTCAACATGGCCTATCTTGAGACTGATACGGATGCGCAGAATTATCAGGGATGGTCGCTGACCAGAGTTTATGTCGAGGAGTTGACGCAGTACGCGGACAGCCGCCCGATCTTCAAACTCTTTGCGACGCTTCGCTCGAGCGTGCCGGGCATCAAGTGCCAGTTCCGCGCCACCTGTAATCCCGGCGGCCCCGGCCACCACTGGGTGAAGCAGTGGATCATAGACAAGGGCGCGATGACGCCCTACACCGATCCCGACAATGGATTGACCCGTGTATTCATTCCCGCCAAGCTCTCCGACAACCCGGCCCTCACCCGGAACGATCCCAACTACATCAACCGATTGCGTGCATCCGGTTCGCCTGAACTTGTACGGGCTTGGCTTGAAGGGGACTGGGATGTCATTGAGGGTGCATTCTTTCCCGAATTCAACAAGCAGCGTCACGTCGTTGTACCCTTTCCGATACCGAAGGATTGGGTCCGTTTCCGCAGCATGGATTGGGGTTCTGCGAAGCCTTTTTCGGTAGGATGGTGGGCCCATGTCCAAGACGATTTTGTCACGCCGCATGAGCGTCGCGCTCTACCGAGGGGCGCTATCGTACGCTACCGTGAATGGTATGGCGCTGCCGGACCTGATCAGGGCCTTAAGCTCCCGGCGGAGGTTGTCGCGGGCGGGATTGTCGCGCGCGACGGTGGCGAGGATATCAGCTATGGCGTCCTCGACCCGGCCGCTTTCGCAGTTGTTTCTGGACCTTCCATTGGAGAGACGCTCTCCCGCCACGGAGCGGTCTTCCGCAGAGCCGACAACGCCCGGACGGGCAGAGACAAACGTATGGGCGGGTGGGACCAACTCCGAGCCCGACTGAGGGGCGACGGCGACGGCAATCCGATGATCTTCTTTTTCGACAACTGTCGTGATACCCTCCGCACGCTTCCGATGATGCAGCACTCCGAGACGAACCCGGAGGACTTGGATACCGACAGCGAGGATCACGCGGTGGACGAGGTGCGCTACGCCTGTATGTCCCGGCCTTTCCGGTCGACATCCGGCTTGGACATCCACCACGAGGACCGCAATCCTTGGCGCATCTCCAATGCTTTCAAGCTCAACGAATTGGATTAGCCCATGGACCCGCGCGGAGCCCTCGCCCAACTGTTTCTCGCCGGTCGTTCCCCCGAGGAGCAAGCCCAGCGAATGGCGCGGCAACGCCAGCAGTCGGGGGTCGGCGGCGGTGCGGCCCCACCGGCCCTCGACATGACCCAGCCCGGACCGTGGGGTGCCGGACGCGACCCGATGACGACGGGCAGTGGCGGCGGCGGAGCCCCGATGGGCGGCGCAGGAGTGCCGATACCGACCCCGCGCCCCGATCCGGTGATCCAGTTCCCGCCCGATCTTGGCGTGAGCCCCCAGATGCCGCCCGATCCGATGGCGGCGAGCGCACCCACCAATGCCACCCTGCCGTTCGTGCCGGGATCGTCGAGGATGCCGCCCGATCTTGGCGTCTCCCCACTCATGCCGCCCGATCCGATGGCCGCCAGCGCCCCGACCAACAATCCGCCGCCGCCGATGGAGATGGCCCCCAGCCCGGCCCGGCCGCCCGATCCGATGGCCGCCAGCGCGCCGACCGAAATCGGCGGCTACGAAGCCAAGAAGCAGTTCGGCCTCTCCCGGGCGAAGAAGAAGTCGCGGAAGGAGCAGACCAAGGACAGCCAAGACAAGTTCAAGAAGAAGCTCCCGACGCAGTTTGGTCTGAGCTAGATGGCCACCCCGCTTGACCAGCCCGTCATTGCCCCCACCCTCTCAGCCGAGGTTGGAAAGCCGGACGTGCCGCCTGTTGTACCGGCCGCATCTCCCGCCGTCGACGAAGAGCCGGAGGTTGACAAGGCTTATTGGGAGCGGTGCCTCGCCGACGCCGAGCGTGCCGAGCATGATTTCAGGGCTCGCGGGCGCGAGATTATCAAGATTTACCGCAACGATGGTTCCACTGTTCCTGTTACCGGCAACAGGCGCAAGAACTCCGACATAGTCTTCAATATCCTGTTCAGCAACACGGAAGTCATGCTTCCGAATATCTACGCCATCCCGCCGCAGCCGGTGGTGCGGAGCCGCTTCGTCAAGAAGTCGAGCCCGCCCATCCCGATGCCGCCGCCGATGATGCCGATGCCACCGTCCGGCCCCCCGGATGCTGGCGTGCCGCCGCCGGGTATGGGGGCTCCACCCCCTCCACCCGGCGGTGTGCCTCCCGACCCCATGATGGGCGGCGGCGTGCCGGGCATGGAAACCGGCATGGCCCCTCCGATGATGCCGCCTCCCGGCGCAGCGATGCCGCCGGAGGAGAACACGATAGACATCGGCATCAACCTGACGGGGCTGCCGCAAGAGCAGCCGGAGCCTCCACCTCCCCCACCGCCGCCCGGACCTCCCCAACTCATGCCCGGAGGCCCTGCGCCAATGCCGCTGGGGCTCCCGGCGCAGGACGACATCGAAACGGCCGCTGCCGTCATGCAGAAGGCGTTGGAGATCGTTCTGGATGACGATGTCAGTCACGAGGCCGTCAAGGCGGCGGTGAAGGATTTATTGCTCCCCGGGCGCGGCACGTGCCGCGTCCGCTGGCACCCCCAGCTTAAGTCTCAGCCCGTCACCGATCCGGTTATGGGTGGAGGGCTCTCGCTTCCCGGTGAACCTCCTCCCTTGCCGGGCAGCGAACCCTTCATGGAGCAGATCAAAATCTGGGAGACCGTCAGTGACGAGTATGTCTACTGGGAGGATATCCTTTACGATCCTGTACGTCAGTTCAGCGATGGCATGTGGGTTGGTTTTCGACACCTCTTCGACAAGAAGAGCCTTATGGCTGAATTTGAAGACAGCCCGGAGCTTCAGGCGCTGGAACAGGCTGGCAAGCTATCGGAAGTTCTCAAATGGACCGAGGAAAGCGCCGCAAAATCGGTCGTAGGCGGCGGCGGTGCCATGAAAACCGCCGACAAGCTTGGCGATGTCATCAAAAAGGCCATGGTGTGGGAGCTATGGGACAAGGTAGAACGTCGCGTGATCTGGTTCATCCGCGAGGTCGATGGCATTGTTCTACGTGTCGATGAAGACAGTCTGGGGCTCTCTAATTTCTTCCCCGTCCCTAAGCCGCTCCTTGCCGTCACTACGACGGACAGTATGCTTCCTCGGCCATACTACGACCTCTACCGCCATCTTGCGGGCGACCTTGATGAGATCAGCCGACGCATCTCCGCGCTGACCGAGAAGATCAAGGTGCGCGGCGGCTACAACGCCGCCAACCGCGACATCGCCCAACTGCTCACGGCGGACGATGGGAAGATGATCCCCATCGCTGGCGTCGACCTGATCAGCGGCGGCCTCCAGAACCACATCTGGCTGGTCCCCATTGTCGAATGGGTCAACGCGCTGAAGGAACTCTACCTCGCCCGTGAGCAGACGAAGAACGCCATCTACGAGGTGATGGGCATCAGCGACATCATGCGGGGCAACTCCAACCCCTACGAGACGGCGACCGCCCAGCGCATCAAGGGCACGATGGGCACCAACCGCCTCGAAGAGCACAAGAACGTCTGCGCCGTCTTCGCCCGCGAACTCCTCCGCATGAAGGCGGAGATCATCTCCAAGAACTTCGACGCCGAAACCCTGACGAGGATGACCGGCGAAGAAGTGACCCCTGCCGTCGAAGCGATCCTCCGCGACGATTTCCAAAGGACGTGCACCATCGACATCGAGACGGACAGCACGGTGTCCGTCGATGAGAGTGTCGAGCAGGAGAGCAACGCGAAGATCATGATGGCGATGCAGGGTGTCATGACGGGCGCGGCGGGGCTCCTCCAGACGGGCGTCCTGCCGCCTCCGATGATCATCCAGTTCACCCTCGAACTGATCAAGATGATGCTGCACCCGATCCGCAACTCGCGCGGCGTCGTGGAGATGATCAACGACTTCCAAGAGCAGCTTCAGGCCCAGCTGATGGCACCACCGCCAATGCTGCCACCGGGCATGGGAGCCCCAATGGGCGCTCCGCCACCCGGACCTCCGGGTGCTGGGCCACCCATGATGAATGGCGGCCCGCCGCCGCCCATGATGAATGGAGGACCGATGCAATGATCCCGGCACTCATCCAGCTGATCATCTGGCTCCTGATCGTCGGAATTCTGTACTGGCTCGTCGTCTACGTCGTCGACAATTTCATCCCCGACCCGCCCGGCCGCGCCATCAAGGTGGTGGTGCTGGTGGTGCTGGTGATCGCCGTCATACTGGCCCTTCTGGACATCCTTGGCGTCCAC